TCTTCCCGTATCTCCCTGATGCAGTCCGAGCCGATGCTGGACAGTCCGTTTAAGACCCGACCTAGTCCGAGTCAATGACAACTAAAGCCAAAAAGACCCAACCGTTACGAGGGGCAACTCAACCGAGGGTTCATAGCCCACTTCTCAAGGGCAAAACCAGAGCCGGTGAAGTAATTGAAATGGTTGAGCGTCTAAAGATGGACAAGCTCATGCCATATCAGGAGTTTGTGCTTAAGCAGATGATGATGGTAGATAAGAAAGACCAGTATCGAGTTAAGACTGCTCTGTTGCTCATTTCAAGACAGAATGGCAAGTCTCACTTAGGCAGAGTGCGTGTTATTTGGGGCATGTTCTATGGCAACGAGAAGAAGCACATCATCATGTCCTCTAACCGAGCAACTGCCCTCATGACCTTTAGAGAAATCGCATGGATTATAGAATCAACTCCAGAGTTAAAGGCAATGACTAAAGCAGTGCGTTATGCCAATGGTGGTGAGCGAATAGAGCTGCTCAATGGTGCAACCCTTGACCTAGTATCAGATACCAGAGACTCAGCTCGTGGTCGTACTGCTGATTTCCTTTGGATTGATGAAGTGCGTGAAATATCTGAAGATGGCTATAAAGCGGCTATCCCGACTACTCGCGCTAGAGCTAATGCTCAGACATTTCTGACATCAAATGCTGGAGACCATTTCAGCAGTGTGCTTAATTCGCTTGTCGAACGCGCTAAAGACTATCCGCCTGAGACCTTTGGCTACTATGAGTATTCTGCCCCACAGTATTGCAAGATAGACATCAGATCAGAGGCGTTTTGGCGTGATGCAGTAGCACCTAGCAATCCTGCACTTGGTTACACCGTAAGTCGTGAGTCAATCGAGGAAGCAATAGCAACTGCTCCTATTGAGACTACTCGTACCGAGACTTTGTGCCAGTGGATTGATTCACTACAAAGCCCGTGGCCTCACGGCATTCTCGAGGAGACTAGCGATAACACCTTAGAACTGGCAGTTGGGGCATATACTATATTTGGTTTCGATGTCAGTCCTTCGAGAAGGAACGCATCTTTAGTCGCTGGACAATTACTTCCAGACGGAAGGATTGGCATCGGGATCATGGAGACTTGGAGTTCTCAGGTTGCAGTTGATGATCTAAAAATTGCAGCAGCTATAAAAGGCTGGTGCGACCTTTACAGACCGCGCCTAGTCTGCTACGACAAGTACGCGACTCAATCTATAGCCGATAGATTAAAGCAGGCTGGAGTTATGACCGAAGATGTCTCAGGCCAGCAGTTCTATCAGGCATGTGGGGATTTGCTCACTGGATTGGTAACGCATAAAGTCGTTCACAATGGTCAGGCAGAACTTGTCCAACAATTCAATAATTGTGCAGCTAAGGTCAATGACTCAGCTTGGAGAATTATAAAGCGCAAATCGGCAGGCGATATAAGTGCCATTATTGGAGTTGCAATGGCAGTAAGCAAATTAATGCTGCCAGCCCCTAAGCCACAGATTATTACCTAGACATACCTTAGATGGTATGTCAAATACTTGACATGTGCTACCATTTATGTCTATGGGTCGCATTTTGCAAACATTCGGTCTTCAGTCTAAGCCTCTATTAGAAGCTCAGTCTGCTCCTCAAGTTCTTGGTGAGTATTCACCTTATGCCATGCCATTTCAATATGCGTTTGTTAGCAGAGAAGATGCTCTTAGCGTACCCGCATTAATGAGATGCCGTAATCTTTTAGCCGGAACTATTGGCGCAATTCCTTTAGAGCTTTACAAAAAATCTACTAATGAAGAACTTGGCTCACCTGCATGGTTAGAGCAACCTTCTTATTCACAGCCACGATCTGTGACCATTGCATATACCGTAGAATCGTTGCTCCTATATTCGCAGGCCTTCTGGAAATGTGTTGAGATTTATTCCGAGGACGGCAGGCCATCTCGCTTTGAGTGGATTGCTAACAATCGCGTAACTGCAACGCTTGATAGCACTAACACATTTGTAAAATCTTATGCAGTTGATGGAATGACTTTACCAATGGACGGCTTAGGAAGTTTAATCACATTCCAGAGCCTGCTTCCTGGAATCTTAACTACCGGCATTCAAACAATCCGCGCAGCTATTGATGTGCAAAAAGCAGCAGCGGTCTCAGCTTCTCAACCAATGCCAACTGGCATACTTCGAAATAATGGTGCTGACCTTGATCCTAAAGAAGTTTCTGGATTATTAGCAGCTTTCAAAAGCGCAAGAAATAATCGTTCTACTGCTTATTTGACTTCTACTCTGGAATATGTTCCGGTTCAATTTTCACCTAAAGACATGATGTACGGAGAAGCAATTCAAAATCTTGCAACTGAAATTGCTCGCTTGTGCAATGTTCCAGCAATCTATGTGTCTGCTGACCAGAACTCGAGTTACACATACAATAACGTCCAAGACGAGAGGAAACAATTTCTTCAACTGTCTTTGCAGCCTTTCATTAGTGCAATAGAAGATCGCTTGTCTATGGATGATATTACTGCTCGAGGCAATGTAGTGAAGTTCGATATAGATAAAAACTTCTTGCGCACTGACCCAATGCAAGAACTAGCAGTGATTGAGAAACTACTTAGCCTCAATCTGATTACCACAGAGCAGGCAATGGAAATGACTGATCTAACACCTAATGGAAGTCAAGGTATGCAATGAATCAAGTAATCACTTTCTCAGCTGATTTAACAGCTGACTCAGCAAGTCGCACTATCTCAGGCAAGATTGTGCCTCTCAATGTTGAAGCAGGCTCAACTAATATGGGCAAAGTAATCTTTGCTTCTGGCTCTATTGAGATTCAAGACCCTAAAGCAATCAAGCTACTAAGTCAGCATGATAACAAAAAGCCTTTAGGTCGCATGGTTTCTTTTAGCGAATCAGAAGATGCAATTCACGCAGTATTCTCTGTTAGTCGCTCACAGCGCGGTACAGAAGCTCTTATCCTTGCAGAAGAAGGCTTGCAGTCAGGTTTGAGCATTGGTGCAGAAGTTCTCAAGTCTAAAATCAAGGATGGCATTACTTATGTCTCCTCAGCTCGCTTGGTCGAAACGAGCCTTGTCACAGAGCCCGCATTTAAGTCGGCTCAAGTCACTGATATTGCAGCAGAAGAATCTGCTGTAGAAGAAGAAACCCAACCAACAGAAAGCGAGACAGCCACCGTGGAAGAAACCACTTCAGCAGTCGAAGCAACACCAGTTGAAGCACAAGCGGTTGAAGCTGCTCGCCCAACTGTATCAGCAGCATACTTTACAAAGCCACGCATTGAAGTAACAGCAGCCAAGTATGCAGAAAACACAATCCGCGCAGCTCTAGGTGATGAAGATGCTCGTCAATATCTACGCGCAGCAGATGACACAACAGATAACGCAGGTCTAGTACCAACACGCCAACTATCTGAAATCATCAACCCACTATCAACAACAATTCGTCCTTCAATCGATGCAATCTCTCGTGGAGTATTGCCAGATGCAGGTATGACTTTTGAGATTCCAAAGATTACAGCAGCACCAACAGTTGCAGATACAGCAGAAGGTGCAGCATTCTCAGATACAGATCAGACAGCAGCATTCTTGTCAGTATCAGTTAAAAAGTACGCTGGACAGCAGACATTCTCTGTTGAATTGCTAGATCGTACATCTCCAGCATTCTTTGATGAGCTTGTACGCAACATGGCTGCAGCTTATGCAAAGGCAACAAACGCAGCAGTGAATGCTGCTCTTATTGCAGGAGCAACAGCAGATGCAACAACAACAGTCACATATCCAACAGCTTCAGAGTTGCTAGGTATTGTTGCTCGTGGTTCTGCTTCTGTCTATGGCGCTACAGCAGGACTTCCAAATCCATTCGCTCGCAACATGGTTGTATCAACAGGACAATGGTCAAACATCATGTCTCTTAACGATGCAGGCCGCCCAATTTATACAGCTTCACAGCCAATGAACGCAGGCGGTGTAGTAGCACCAACATCACTCACAGGTAATGTTGCTGGACTTAACCTTTATGTTGATCCAACAAACGCAGGCGATGGCGATGGAACAATCCTTATCGTGAATCCAGATGCATACACATGGTATGAGAGCCCTACCTACCGCCTACGCGCAGAATCAACCGCAGCAGGACAGGTAACTATCGGCTACTACGGCTTTGGTGCGATTGCAACTAAGGTCGGCGCAGGCGCATTTAAGAATAACAAGGCGTAAGCCACACTAAGTCGCTCTGGGGAGTAGTAGCCCTCTACTC